AATCTTTATGCGCCGACTCCAACGAGGTCGGATATCACACCGCTTTCTACGAGTCTATTCCCGGAGTACGGCTCTTCAAACTACGGACGCTAATCTTATGGCCGACCAATCTCTTCAAGCATTTCAGTTAGGTGCAAATCTGTTCGACCGCGCTCAGACGCAAAAGCGGATGATGGAGCAGTTCCAGCAGCAGACTGCTGAGTCTTTGCTCCAGCGCCAAGGAATGGAGCTTCAGAACAAGATTCGTGATGTTGCTCTTGCTGACGCTATCGGTGAGCAGAAGGCGCAGGTTGAGGAGTACAAAACGTTTTCTGATCTTAGCAAGGGTGTTGCAGATTATCTTAACAACCCCACCGACAAAGCGAAATTCCCAGTCATACCTCCGTTTAAGTCCAAGCAGTACAGGCAAGAGGCAGACAAGATGTTGAACAACCTTGAGAAGTATTCTGCTCGGGCTGAACTCCTGAAAGCCAGAGACAGGGCAGAAGCTACTTCCAACACGCTGAGGGCATCAACGATAAACAAGGCAATCGATGCCGGAGCTTGGATAGGCTTCAATCAAGACGGAAGTCCTAACATCGACGTTCAGAAAATGAACGCCTATTATGAAAAATTAGGAACTTCAAAGATTGGGCAAACTGAAGCTAAAACCACATCCATTCTTGGAAATCTCGATATTTCAAGAGACAGAGTAAGAATTGCTGCATCAAATCTTGATAGGTTGAGAAGTGAAGGCGCGTCTAAAATCGAAATCGACAAAGCGAGGCTTGAGTTTGATCAAGCTCTAAAAACCGAAGAAGCGTTGCTGAAAGAAAAGAGGTATCAGCTTGATGTTGAAACCAAAGGTAGACAGCTTGATATTAATCAGCAAAATGCCGATACAGCTAAAACTAAAGCAGAGTCTGGAGGAAAACTTCCTGCTCCAACTAAGCTCGATCTGGACGAGCTTGAGTTTTCCGAGGCTGTTCTTAACGGAATCAAGCCGCTTGAGCCGTATCTTGATCAAGACCTTTATGGGCCAACTTTTAATGTAAGGGTTAAGGCTGGAGAGATGTCTGGAGCATTTGGAACGGAGCGAGAGGCTAATCAGGTTTACAGCAATCTGAAGAGCGGCGCTCTTTTCAAGCGTGGCGGTAAGGCGCTCACCAAAACTGAAATCGGAGTCATCACCTCGAACATTGGCAATCCGACCGACCAGGGTTTTGCTGACCGTGTTCGCACCTACAAGCTCCTTCAGGCGAAGACAATGAAAGATCGGATCGACAAGCTCAGGAGTCAGGGAATCTCTGATAATCCTCAGTATTCCAGCTATCTTGCTGATCTTGAGAAAAAGGCGAACGAGGTTCTTGGGGTTGAGGAGGAAGTAGCTCCGTCAACTGGTCAAACTGGAGGTACTGACTTCCGTTCAAAATATTCCTATTAAAAAATATGCCACTCAGTGAACAAGACCGTCAGAAACTAGATGGCATCGTTTCGCAAATGGAATCCAACGGTGAAAAGCCGGAGGATATCCAGTTTGTGGTTAATGATTTTAAGTCAAAATACGAACAGCCATCAGGCCCCGCTACCATTGGCGAAATGCGTCGTCGCGAAGAGCAGGGAATGGTTTCATCGCTGAATTCCCTCGCTTCACCGGAAGCAACAAAGCAGGCAGTTGCTCAAGCTGGGCAAGTAGGCCAGCAGCGGTTCCAGTCTCAAGATCCGCTGGTGCAGCAGGCTGACTTTTACCTCGGAAGAGACAGCGCGCGTAAATTTCAGAAGTATGTTGCTGGAAACTACGAGCCTCTTGAGGACGAGGATTTTACGGATAAGGAGCGGTCGTTCCTTGTAGATTATGAAAACAAACGTGGCCGCAAAGTTCTCGGTGGCATGGTCCGATATGGTGCGCCATTGGCCGCTGGTTTTCTTCCTGGAGGTCAAACGCTTGCCGGTGAAACTGCAATCGGACTTGGTTCTGAGCTTTTGGCTCAGACTCTTGAACCTGAAAAGATGCGTCCGTTCCAGATTGGAGCTGCCGCAATCCCCACTCCTAGCATCGCTAAGCCGGGAACTGGAACAGGTGTTCGGCGTTTGTTGACCAGCGAAACTGGAGTTCCGCAGCAAGCGACTTTCGGCGCACAAGTTAGGAAGGAAGCCGCTGCCGGTGGCGCGCAATCTCTTGCTCAAGCTGGCATTGAATCTTTCGGTGAAGATGTCAGCGGCGGTGAGATGGCGTTGAGAGCCGCAATGGGAAGCGTTTTGTTTCCTGCCATATCGACCACAGTTCGCGGAGTTGGTGCGGCGGCAAGAGCGGTTTCCGGCGCGCCGTCAGTCGGTAAATTTCCCGCTGCTTTTGCCGGTGAAATGCAGCGTCCGTTCACTCAGAAGTTTCTGGAAGACCGCGCAAACCTGATTCGGCAAGAACTCGGAAATGCTGGCGGCATCGACCCTGCTCTTTCTCGTCAGGTTGCAGACACTTTTTACAATCCTGCATTCTCAGGATCGTCTCCTCAAGACGTTGAGAACTTTCGAAACACCGTTCAGTCGTTTCTGGAGCAGTCCGTGATTCAAGGTCGTCGATCTGGTCTTTCTGGTAATGATTTGACTCAAGCGATTGTTGACGAACTTAGAAGGTTTTCCGGCAAAACCGATGTCAACCCAGCCGTCGTTGAATCCGTTGTTCGACAAGCTGATGCGCTGACCGAACAAGCTACCCGCAAGATTGATGATTCGCTAAGGAAGACTGCTGGATTCAAGGATGAGCGAAATCGCCGTGCGCTTGCTTTTGCTCGTCGGGCTGAAGGTCGTCTCCAAAACGAAGCTCAGGATCTTCAAGATGAAATCGTGCGTCTAAGCAACCAAAGAGCGCAGCTTGGATCTGAAGACGTTGCAAACCGGACTAGGATCGAAGGTCAAATTGCGGGTCTTCAGGATAGCGTAAACAAGATCGAGCAGGGATTTGACCAGCGGTTTGCCAGCGCAAAGCCAGTATCGTCATTTGAAACCGGCTTACTAGTAGGTGCCGAGGGTAACAAGCAGCGAAAGCTGTTTGAAGATGCTCAAGAAGAGGGTTTTAAAAAAATCAGACCTGGCCTAAAAGCGACGACTGTTGAAGTTGATTTTGGCGAGGTGGACAAAGATGGAAATCCAGTTCTTGAAACTAAGAGCTTGGAAGACCTTCGAAAGCTGCGTTCTCAAATTTACCGACTGTTCGATTTCAACGCTCCCGTTCAGCGGGGTTTTTTTGAGAGCTGGGAAAAGCTCAACAAGATCAACGATCAGATGACTGCGGCGTTTGATTCTAACCCAGAACTTCGAGATGCGCTTGCCGCTCAAAACAAATCGTATGCCGAAGGAATCAGCCGTTTCAAAGGTGGTTACGTTGATAAGATTTTGCGTGGAATTGGAGAAGCTGGAGGTGCGCCACAAGCTGTCTCTTCCATTACAGGATCAAATGGAGCTTTAGTTTTAGCGGCGTTGAAAGATATGTCTGGGGAATCTTGGGAAACCAATGTTAAGCCAGCATTGTCTGACTACATCTACAACCAGATTCGAGGGAAAAATCCGGTTGAATTCTTGAACACTTTGACTCAAGCAAAAGTGGGCCAAGGCAAGCTTCAAAAAGAAGTGGCCAATGAATTCTTTCCTGCTCTTGGACAAATTCAAGATGTCGCATCGAAGTACACCTCGCTTATTAACGAGCAAGAAAAGCTAAGTTCTAAGATTACTGAACTTACGAGCAATTCGGAGAAGCTTCAGCAGGATGTTTCAAATCGAATCACAGGATCTGAAAAGCGGCTTCAAGATAACCTGAAAGAGGTTGAGAGCGTAAAGTCCAAGCTGGCCGACTTTCAGAAGAAGAACCTTGGTCGGGAGTTTAAGGGTGTTCTCGGCCAGCCTGCTGCGGATGTCGAGGCTCAGCAGGAAATCATATCACTGCTCGCCGACATCAAGTCCAAGGCCAGAAAAGAAGTCGCCATTGACGACAATGTTCTCAAGCAAATCGCCTCAAAGCCTGATGCGAACTCAATGCTTAGGGAGTTGAACGATTACGTCACCGAGCAAGCTAAGACTGCCACTGATTTCCAGCAGGTTGTTAATTCGGCAATCAGGGGTGGTGAGCTTTATGGAAACATCCCCGCCGGAAACATTGTGGATTTCTTGAAGTCCAAGGGTGGAGGTGTTTATCCGGTTAAGAGGGCTGAAGAGTTCACCAAGATCCTCAAATCGAATCGACCTGATCTTTTGGCCGACGCCCAGAACATCGTTCTTGGTAGAATCGTCAAAGACTCTCTGGTTGACGGCAAGAAGTCCATCGATACGGCGAAGATGAAGGCGCTGATTGCTGGCGGTGAAAAGCCGGGAGAATACAACGCCTTGGTCAACGAGTTGTTTGGCGCTGGTGGTGTGGACAAAATCTCAACCATTGCCGATCAATTGGCCACGGCATCAAAGGAAAGCGGCAATCTAGTTTCAAAGTCGATCATTCCAACCCTAGCGACAGGGGCTGCTTACTTGGCAACTGGAAGCCCAGCCGCAGCCGGTGTTGTTGGTGGAGGTATTCTTGGTTTTATGGGACGCAGGATGATTTTTAACGCAATTGGAAATTCCGGTGAATCTGCGGTCGGAAAAATGTTGCAGTCGCCTACATACGTCAAAACCGTTACCGCTCCGATTGATCAGCTTACCAAGGAGCAGATCGACTTGTTCAATCGAAACTGGTCGAGAATGCTCAAGCTCGAAACAGATAGAGCAATGATGCAGATGGAAGAAAATCAATCTGAAGAGAAGCAGCTTCAGGAAATGCGCCGTCAAGCTCGTCGCCGCGACTAATGAAAACCTCCCTCTCCAAGAAAGGTATCACCTATCGCGGTGAGCGATTCTCTGGCTACAACAAGCCGAAGTCCACGCCAGGGAAGTCCAAGAAGTCCGCTGTGCTGGCAAAGGAAGACGGCAAGGTGGCTTTGGTCAGGTACGGCGATCCGAATATGACCATCAAGAAGCACATACCAGCGAACCGGAAGAGCTTCCGTGCGCGGATGAATTGCGATACGCCTGGAAGCAAGCTGTCGGCGCGATTCTGGTCGTGCAAAGCATGGTGATTTCGTCGGTAAACATTAACTCTAACTGATATGGACAAGATGAAACTTGGCGGTGGAGGTCGTTACGAGAAGCTGATCGGCAGTCTTGAGAAGAAAGGTGTGAGAGAACCGAAGGCGCTTGCCGCCGCAATCGGCATGAAAAAATACGGTAAGAAGCGGTTTTTGTCTCTTGCCGCTAAAGGTCGTCGCCGCGCCATGCGCGAGAAGGCTAACGCTTAGGATATCGTCCTTTGGAGTACGGTTTCTTAACCGACTCCTTATCCACGACAAACTTCTCAGGTTCTGCGTAGTTCCATGAGATGTCGCCGCCCGTACCACGCTGGATCATAATCGATCCGGTGACTTTTCCGTCCTTATCCGTCATGCCGGAGCGGTCTGCTCGTTTCGCCATGCCGAGCATGAACTTGCGAGGATTGTTGAAGCCAACCTCCTTCATCACAATCACCTCGCGCGCCCAGTTCGTTAGATCGGACGATCCGAATCCTGAGTAGGCCAAATCTGCCACGCTCTCCGGTTTGTCATCCTTGCCCTTCGGCTTGGGGAAGTGATGGACGAGTACTAGGACAACGCCCGTCTCCATCATAATCGGCTGGAGCAGATGCCGCGTGAAGTTCGCGCAGACCTCGATATCCGCAGGATTGCCGCCCATGTAGGAGAGCAGCGGATCGATGTAAACCACGTCAGCCTTGGTCTTGCGAACGAGGCGGCGGAGCATTGTGGCGAAGTCTGTTCCGGTTCGAACCGTTTCGCGGAAGAAGAGCATGTCAACACTCCGCAATCCTCGCTCCCAGTTCTCCTTTCCAAACGTCATCTGAGCCGCCCCCTTGAGAGCGTCATGCTGATCGGCGATGTCGTTTTCCGCCTGGATGTAAGCCACTTTTAACGCCCGGACGGGCTTTACGCCAAACCAAGCTTCACCGGACGCCCACTTCATCCCCTGATACGCGGCCATCGAGCTTTTACCGCAACCACTTTGGCCTACGAATAGAAGCGAAGATCCGCGACGTAGCCATCTGTCGCCGATCAGATTGTCAGGATCATTCTTCGGGTCGTACTCGATGATACTATCGAGCGAGAACTCCTGAGGCATGTCCTGCGACTCTAGATAGTCCGTGAACGCATCCCAGTTCACGACACCCACATTGATGGCCAACAGCTTCTGCTCATTGCCATCGCGCATCACACCGGCTAACCGGCTGAACCTGCTTGCGTTCTTATTCTTTGGATCGATGCCGAGAGCTTCTAACTGGCGATAGACGACATCACGACGCTCGTTCCATTCCTCCTTGTTCGCCGCATCGACTCGTACCCAGCCGTGCAAGCTCTTGCCACCGGAATCGATGACGACGGACATCGGCAGCTTCGATTCCTTGAGGATCGTCCATTGCTCGTCCTTGGTCTTCTCGTCCATCTCAACGAGGACATGGCGGAATGCTGCCACGCCTGAATCAGAACCGCTCTCATCGAAGCATGGGTTGACGCGGACGTATGCGCCACGGCTGTCAGGACCGTTCCACATGGCGCTGATGGGCGGCGTGAAATGGTTCTTAATCCATTCGTCGCGCTTTAGGAACGTACCTTTGGAGTTTGGTCGAGTCCGACTTACGATGTCATTGCAGATGCAGACAACTTCATCCGGTTCAAAGCAGGCTTTTAAGAAATCTATGGTTGAAAATCGAAAGTCCGATTGCGGAATTGCTTGGATCTTTCGCACCACGAACTTTCCGGTGGGTGATACTGGAGTTCCGCCCTGCACCATGCCGGAATTCGATTCGAGAAGCCATCCACGCGGCTTGTCGTGCGGAACCTTGGACGCCTGATCGAGCTTATGCGCCAACTCGTTCGGCTTCCATGGTGGGAGGCATTTCGCGTTGTACTCGTGCAGGAGTGTCTCCGCATCCCCCGCATTCAGCTCAAAACCGTGTATGAGCGCGGTTGCTACGGCGAAGGTTGCGTTATGACCTCCCTGACCTGCGACGGCTCCTGGCGTGTTTCTAAGCCACGCACGCGCACGGTCGATCTTTGATTGATTCATTCGATTCCAAGTTGTTTTCTCGCTAATTCCCCGCTTTGGCCAAGATCAGTCTTGGCTATCTCGCGAAGAACAGAATTTGATTTCTCTAGTTTCTGAAAAAGGAGAGCAAGCTCTTTGGGAGTCATCAGGTACTTGCTCCAATGCTGGATGGCGATGGAGCGTGACTGAAACTTCGCAAAGAGCTGCTCT